TGGGTAAGAGAAACTAGTGGTAATTATTGGTGGTTGTATGAACACTTCATAGCTCTTGGTACAGAGTATAAGTATCGCTATGGTAGAGAACATCTAAGCATTACAAAACTTGCAAGAGCTTTGTATCAACTACCAACTAACATACCAAGAACTAAACGAACACCAGTTGCACAAGCTATGCCGGAGGAATACAAGCATGAGGATGCTACTATCGCTTATCGTAACTATTGCATTAACGAAAAACATTACGCCAAGTGGGAACGAAATCGTAATAAGCCTGATTGGTGGACTACACAACACAAGGAGGTTGCATGAATTATATTGCAGAACAAAGACAGTATGAAAGAATACTAACAAAAGATGAATACCGAAAGTTTATTCAATACATTGACGATAACTATGCAGAAATTTATGGTAATAAAATAAGTTATTCTGTTCGTAAGATAAAAGAAAAGTTTATTGTTTTTCTTGACGAGAATACAATTATAGATTTTAATGATATTTTTGCTTGACAAAAGCAACGACTTCGATTATAATATGTTCCACAAAAAACGCCAAACCACAAGGAGGATTATATGGCAGTAATACAAGGAAAAGCCTATTGGGCGAGTGTGACAACACCAAATACTACTTTTGAGCCTGTGTATACAGTTGATTTAGTAGTTGATGATGCTGTTGCAGATAGCTTTGAAGCTAGAGGTTTCAGAGTTAAAACTTTATCCATAAAGGATGAGAGTGGTTCTTCTACACCTGTCGGTAGAGCAATCACTATAAAAAGAAAAGTAAATGGACCTGATGGAATGGTCAGAAAAGCACCTAAACTTTTCAATAAAGACAAAGAGCAGATTGACAATATTGTTGGTAATGGCTCTACTGTGAAAGTGCAATACAATGAATGGGAAACTTCTAATAAGTTTGGAACATTCAAAGGCTTGGACTTTCAAGCTATGCAAGTGCTTGACTTAGTTGAAATGAAATCACAGGATGGCTCTGAGTTAGACCCATTCGGTGATGGAGAAGAATTCTAATGATAGTCACTATAAAAAATGAAGATGGCGAATTTCTTTTCGACATCAACAAAATTGATGATGAAGCTAAGAGACAAGAAGCAGGAGTAATCGTGCAGAAAGTCGGCAATCTTAGCGTTGTCATTGAAGCCCTTGACTTTGCATCAAGAACTCACAGAGCTAATCTTGAACAGCTCTTAAACTCATGTGAGGAAGCTAAAGTTGAGACAACTGATGAGGAAACTACCACTGAGTAGTTTTCATCATATTTATCTCCATGGGCATTCTTTTTAGAGTGCCCTTTTATTTTAACAGGAATTAATTATGGAATCTAAATTTGTAAAATATCATTTACCTTGCCCTGACTGTGGAAGCAGTGATGCATTATCTAAAAACGAAGATGGCTCTGCCAAATGTTTTAGCTGTGATAAATTTTTTCCAAGTCTTGAAAGGAGGACTATGTCTGTAGAAAATTATACTAAATTACAAACAACACCACCACGACAAATCAATGCTCATGGTGGGATATTTGCTAAACTTTCTGATAGAAATATCTCTAAAGAAACAGCAGAAAAATATGGAGTTAAGGTTGTGTTTGATGCTAATGGTGAAATAGCACAGCATCACTATCCTTTCTATATTAATAACGAACAGAGTGCAAACAAAATACGATACATAAAAGATAAAAGATTTTCTTTTGAAGGAACAATACAAGGTTCAGGATTGTTTGGGCAAAATCTTTTCAAAGAGGGTGGAAAATATCTAACCATTACTGAAGGTGAATGTGATGCTATGGCAGCCTATGAACTACTTGGTAGTAAGTGGGCTGTCGTTTCTATTAAACGAGGTGCTCAGTCAGCAGTCAAAGACATAAAAGAAAACATAGAATATGTAGAAAGTTTTGAGAATGTTGTCATTTGTTTTGACAAAGACAAACAAGGAATTGAAGCTGCTAAAAAGGTGGCATCAATACTTAAGCCACGTAAAGCTAAGATAGTAACACTTCCAAATGGATATAAAGATGCAAACGATATGCTTAAGCAAGGCAAACATCAAGACTTTACAAGAGCTTGGTGGGATGCACAAACATATACACCATCAGGTATCATACGTGTTTCACAAAAGCAAAAAGAGTTTCTTGCTAGAGAGAAAAAATCAAGCGTTCCTTATCCTTGGAATGGCTTGAATAAAAAACTTATAGGCTTGAGAGCAGGTGAGCTTGTTACCCTTACAGGTGGAACAGGTTTAGGTAAGTCTAGCATTACAAGAGAGCTTGAACACTGGCTTATAAATCAAACACAGGACAATGTAGGTATCATTGCATTAGAAGAAGATTGGAGAAGAACTGTTGATGGTATTCTTTCTATTGAAGCCAATGCTAGATTATATATTGACCACATTAGAGAAGACTATAACGAAGAAACTTTGATTTCTATGTTTGATAAAGTCTTTGGTAATGATAGAGTGTTTGTTCATGCCCACTTCGGCACAAATGATTTGGATGATATCTTTTCAAAACTTAGATATCTTATAGTCGGCTGTGACTGCAAGTGGGTTGTGGTGGACCACTTACATATGTTAGTAAGTGCAATGTCTGAGGGTGATGAAAGACGAGCCATTGATAATATTATGACAAGGCTTAGAAGTATGGTGGAAGAAACTGGAGCAGGAATAATTTTAGTTTCACATCTTCGTAGAATTGATGGCAACAAGGGACACGAGAATGGTGTAACTGTTAGTCTTTCTCACCTCAGAGGTTCCAATAGTATCGCTCAACTTTCTGATTGTGTTATTGCACTTGAAAGAAATCAGCAGTCTGAAAATGAACTTGAAGCTAGAACAACACGACTTAGAGTATTGAAGTCTAGATATACTGGCGATGTTGGTATGGCTACAGCACTTGTTTATGATAAAGACACAGGAAGGTTATCTGAATATGAAGATGATGAACTATTGCATTCTCATTTAGATAATGATATACTACCTCTTTAGGAGAATATATGGAATTAGTTTTTGACATCGAAGCAAATGGACTACTGGTTTGTAAACCCAATGATGAAAGTAAAAAAGAAGCAACTCAGATTTGGTGTCTTGTAGCTATTGATGAAGACAATACAGTCCATAAGTTTTATGAAGACACCCTCATGGATGGTATGACATTTCTTCAAAAAGCTGACACATTAATTGGTCATAATATCATAGGGTATGACCTTCCTCTAATAAAAAAATTACTAGGTATAGATTTGTATGACAAAAAAATTATAGATACCCATGTTTTATCTAGACTTTTTAGACCTACTCGTGAAGGTGGTCATAGTATTGAAAAATGGGCATACAAACTTGGTGGTATTCAGAAAAAAGCACATGAAGACTGGTCATGTTTTTCATTTGAAATGCTAGAACGTTGTATAAATGATACAAAAATAAATAAAAAATTATTTAATTATTTAAAAAAAGAATCTTTAGGATTTTCAAAAGAATCAATTCAACTTGAACACGAAACCACTATGATTTTAATAGACCAATTACAGAATGGTTTTCTTTTTGATGAGAAAAAAGCTATGTCTTTAACAGCAGAGCTTACTCAAAAACTTAATGAAACAGTAGACACTGTACATAAAACATTCAAACCTATTGAGACCATACAAAAAATACAAAAAACTTACACAAAAACAGGTAGTATTTCTAGGATGGGTTTAATCTATGGCACAGATAAAAAAATTAGATTGACTGATGAAGAATATGAAAGTATAATAAATGGTGCACCCACTGTTTCAAGAAAAATAATAGAAGAATTTAATCTTGGTTCTCGCCAACAAATAGGAGATAGACTACAAGAGTTTGGATGGAAACCTAAAAAGTTTACACCAACAGGTAGACCCATTGTTGATGAAACAACTTTAAAAGAAATAACACACATACCTGAAGCAAAACTTATAGCTGATTATCTTTTATACCAAAAAAGATTAGCTCAAGTACATTCATGGATTGATTTTGTGGACCCAAAAGATACCCGTGTACATGGCAGTGTGTTTTCTACAGGTGCTATTACAGGAAGGATGGCTCACATCA